TGCTCTAGCTTGAAGGAGATACCAGCTGGCTTGTTCGACAACTGCACTAAGGTAACTAGTTTATATTGTTGCTTCTATGGATGCTCTAGCTTGAAGGAGATACCAGCTGGCTTGTTCGACAACTGCACTAAGGTAACTAGTTTATATTGTTGCTTCTATGGATGCTCTAGCTTGAAGGAGATACCAGCTGGCTTGTTCGACAACTGCGTTTATGCGAGTGATTTTCAGTATTGCTTCAAAGAATGCTCTAGTTTGCGTGAAATGCCGTACGACTTGTTTTACAAATGCCTTAATGCGAGTGATTTTAAGTTTTGTTTCAGTGGTTGTAAGTTGTTAAAAGTTGGGTACATTCCTATTTGTTACGGTTATAAATCCAATTTAATATGGTACGCTTGTACTTTTACAGATATTCGCATCCTTGTAGCTAATAGTGTGACCCCTGCAAGTATTTACAATAAAGATGATGAATTGCCAAATAGTATTGAAAAGATATACGTACCCGATTCTGCAATCGACACCTACAAGACAGCAACAAACTGGAGCGCATTTGCTGACAAGATTGTTGGTTTCAGCGAGTTGACAGATGAGGAAAAGAAAAAGTATGGCATAACCGCATAAACGACTAGCGTATGAAGGTAGACAAAAGTAATAGCAAGCACATCATTGCAGATGATGGCAAAGTGTTCGAGCGCATCTCAGATGGCACGAACTACGGTAAGGAGATTTATCTAGGGTATTCGTATTTCATTGGTGGGGAAAAGTTGGAAGTTCCCCACCTTGATGAGCCCGAGGACTTCCGAGAGGTTGACGAGCCCGAGGGAGAGGTAGAACCAAAAGAGAACGAAGATGAATGACAAAGAGAAAGAACTATGGCGCATCCTTGACAACACAATTAAGTGTTGCGCCCTGGAAGTGTCGGGCACGGACACGTTATCCATAACTCGTGCCGATGTGTTGGGGAAGTCCAGAGCGGAGAACCTTGTAATGACCCGCTGCATCTTGGCTAGCCAGTTGCAACATGCTGGTTATTCTATTACCACCATTGCGGGGTTACTGAACCGAACGGTTCCTGCCGTCCGTCACTTGATAAATATGGATAGGGACTATATCGACACATCTAGGGCATACCGCATTGCAAGCGCGCAAGCCACGATTCTCAATAAGGACATCGAGCCATGCGGCTTGTAATCATCTAGAAAATAAAAAGAAAATGAATCCATGTGTTCTTTGAAATAATTCGACAAATACCCCTAGGCTAACTTTTTGGAGCGAGCCAAGAATCTGAGTAATTTTGCAGCGGTTATCCAATAGTGGATTTCCGCAACGTAATTAACTCAAAATTTTATGGCAGACACTATCGAGAAGGTTTATTGCACTGGGGACGGTGGCAATAACGAACTTGCAGCAGCCTTGCTTGCGAGAGGTAGAGACAACGACCCTGCTACCATGATAGCAGCGATGAACGGCGGCATGGGTGGAGGATGGAACAATCCATTTGCTTACATGATGATGCTGGGCATGTTCCGTTTCATGTATGGCGATGGCTGGAACAACGGACAGAACGGAAACGTTCAACGTGCCGAGATTCAGTCTCAGATTGATTCCTTGCGCAATCAGATGAGCGACAACCACAACTCCGATTTGCTCATGGGCGCAATCCAAGGAAACAATCAGGACTTGAAGACCTTGGCGGCTAACTTGAATTGCAACTTCGATGCCTTGCAGGCTGGTATTTGTGGCGTTCAGTCGGCTATCGACAAGGTGAGTGGCATGGTTGGCATTTCGAGCGAGCGTGTTATCAATTCCGTAGTCAACGGCAACTTGCAGCTGACCATGGCATTGAAGGATTGTTGTTGTCAGACGCAGCAGAACATCATCAAGATGGGCTACGAGAACCAGTTGGGTCAGAAAGACCTACAAAACGCAATGCAGCAGGGTTTCTCCTACACCAACACTGGCTTGGAGCGTGGTTTCTCAAACATCGGCAATCTGATGCAGTCGCTTGCTTGCGACTTGAAGAGTTCGGGAAAGGACAACACTCAGCGCATCATCGACGTGCTCAATAACCATTGGGAGCAGGATTTGCGCATCCAGTTGGAGGATTCCAAGAGACGAGAGCAGACTGGATTCATCATCCAGCAGCTTAAGACCACGGGCACCACAACGACCGCAGGCTAAAGGGGGCAACGCTAAAAGGAAAATGGGGGCAACTCGCCGTGTTATCGGTGAGACCCCTTTTTATGTATTTGTAGAATCATCAAAAAGAACAAATCATGGAGTTTAAGAATATTCAAAGAAATCATCCAGTCTATTTACTGGATAAGTCAAAGGTTGAGGTTAAGGAAGGAAAGGTTGTTGAGAACCAACCGCACTTGAACACTGGCATCGCAACCATATCTGGGAGCGGTCAACCTATGCGAGACGTAACTATCGAGGTAGACGGAACAAAGGTTCTCTATACAATCCCCGAGCAGTTGAAGATAACTTTTGCGGGCGACTTGGTACTGGCTACGGACAAAGCAGACCTTTTGCCCGAGGTTGGGAAACTGGTCAACGAAGCCGAGGAAATCATCAAGGCTTACGAACCTAGCAAGGAACGAAAGCAGAGAGGTGAGGAACTACTCGCAACTTTGAACCCTGCAATCAAGGAGAAGCAGGAGACCGAGAGAAGATTCAAGGCTTTGGAGGGTGACGTGAGTGGTATCCGCAGCATGGTAAAGCAGTTGTTGGATAAGTTAGGCTAGGAGGGACGCAACTATGAGAAAGATATTTATCATACATCGCGATTCCTGCGAGAGCGAGAGCCACGAACACATCGAGAAAGGACTTCCATACGAGAAGACAGCACAAGCCTTGATGAACGCAAGCGGATATGTGGGCTATGTGGCAAAGCACGGCTATCATTTTACCAAGACACTTGCAACTATGGCAAGCGAGGGAATGGAGAACGTTGACGGTTCAAGCCATCGTTGGACGGTTGACCAAATTCGCCTTGCTACAAATAGCATGGTTATCCCGAAAGGCACGACACTGGGGGATATGCTTTTCCTCGCCAACATGGCTTATGCTGACTTTTTCCCGAAGGTTATCAAGACCGAGGACGGCTGCATCCAATATGCTTTGGCCGTGGTTACTGACCCAGACGGATACGAGGGGATGCCGTTCTGCAGGTGGACGGCTGACCTAATCGGGAAGGGTGCGACAATAGACTGGGAGAAGCTGGAGTAACATCTAAATCGAAATTGTATGAATGAAGCGACAAACATTGCTGGCACCGGCACAAGGGGCATCGGGTTATTGTTGACTGGCGACGGATTGGTATCGGTATTCATTGAAGCCAAGTATGCCATCGGCTTTTTGCTGATTCTAATTATCGCCGATTTCCGCTATGGCTGGGGAGAGAGCAACAAGCGTTATCTAGAAGCCAAGGCGACAGGGGATAAAAGGCGCATGGACTTGTACAAGTGGCGCACGTCTAGGGCGATAAGAAAATCCTTCAACAAATTGGCGGATTTTGTTATCATCATTGCTTTGGGGTGGTTTGCTGGCATGGCATTGTTAGAGCCTATCGGGATAAGCCACAAGTTCGGATTGTTCGGTGCTTCCGTAATATTGGCTTTGTGTGAGTTGAGCAGTATCTTCGGGCACTTCTTTTACTTGCATGGCGTGAAGGTTGAGAAAAAGACCATTTCGGGGTTCTTGAAGGCGTTGGTTGTTGCCATCGCAAAACGGAAAGATTCCGATGTGGGGGAAGCTATCGAGGAAACGTTTAACCATCAAAAAGAATAAGGCTATGAGAGTGACGGAAAAACAATTGTTGGCTATAATGCCACTGGCAAAAAACCGAGTTGGCAATTACATCGACATCATCAACGGATGGTGCGAGGAGTTCGAAATCGACACCCCTTTGCGCATGGCTCATTTCTTGGCTCAGATAGCACATGAGAGCGCAGAACTGAGATATACAAAGGAGTTGGCAAGCGGAAGAGCGTACGAGGGTCGCAAAGACCTAGGAAATATAAATCCAGGGGATGGCGTGAAATACAAGGGCAGGGGCTTGATACAAATCACTGGCCGTGCGAATTATCAGAAGTATGCAAGTTTTTGCGGCTTTGACGTAGTTGGCACTCCCGAATTGCTGGAGCGCCCGCTTGGTGCCGTCAAGTCTGCGATGTGGTTTTGGCAGACCCACGGACTGAATGAACTTGCGGATCAAGACGATGTTGTCAAGATAACAAGGGTTATCAACGGCGGCACGAATGGACTTGCTGATAGAAAAAAGTACCTAGAGCGTGCTTTCAAGGCTTTCGGGCTTCATCATCTAGTAAAGAAGGGAGGTAAGAAATGATAAATTCACGGAATGCCCGATATTTTCGTTGTGTCGGCTTGTTTCTGCTGGCTTGTATAATTATGCCAATTTTCTTTTTCGGTTGCACTGGCGGCAAATCGGTGGAAAATAACACCAATTCCGTTTATCAATCATCAAGCATCTTGCAAAAAGATAGTTTGAGGGATTCCAGAAGCCGTGATTACCAACACATCGAGAAGGATAGTTCCTACAAACTTGATTCCGTGGTGGTAATGATGAAGGGCGACACCATTATCAAGGACAGATGGCACTTCTTGAAGACCGAGAAGACAAAGACCGTACATTTGACCGACACCGTCGTAAAGGAGATAAACCATTATTTCAGCAGGACCGACACGTTGAAGATATACAAAAACAAGAAAGTCGAGGTTGAAAGAAAACTATCATGGTGGGAGGATAAGAAAATGAAACTTGGTGGCTTTTCCTTGGTTGCGTCCTTCTTGCTTGCTTCGCTCTATGGACTGGAAAGGGCAAGACGAAAGGATGCCGAGGAAAGAAACGGATAGAAATATGTTGTTTTGGGTTAGGTAGATTGTTTAGGTTTTAATTTTTGTTGATTGTAGTGGGCGGTTCGCAGTGATGCGCACCGCCCTTCTTTGTGTTAAATATTTTGTGAAATCGAGCGTGTTTAACGAATACGTGTTAAAAGGACTTAAAAGAAGTACATCTTTTCGGAAAACGTTTGGTGGTTTCAGAAAGATGTATTACTTTTGCAAGCGTGTTCAAAGAACACATAAAATGATTTGGTAATTTATTAAGCCCTAGGCATCACGGTCAAGCCAGTATTTATGAGAAAGTCAACAGTTAAGGTAAACGTTTTGGAGTTCACGACAAAGTTCATCAACTCTAACTTCCGCATCAAGGTATTCGGTCGCACAGAGGATGGCAAGAAGATTAACACCCTAGTAGGAGTGAGCGGCATTTTGAAGTTAATCGGTGCGGAGTTGTTCAACAAGTTCGTCAAGCGAGCACTTAAGGCGGGTCTTGATGCTTGCCGTTGCGCTCTCAGAAGAGGTTTAGTAGTGACATTATACGCTAAGTAATCAAGGGAGGGTAAGATATGAGCGACTGGAAAGTATGGAGAGTAATCGGGAGCTACGGAAGTTATACCGTAGCACTCGTAAAACCCGAAATCAACGGGAGAAACAAAATAATTGAGCATTCAAACAAGTGGTTTGGATTTTCAGAAATGAAAGAAGCCGACAAAATTGCAGCCCAATTGAACGAGCGAGACGGATTGAAAGAACTTTATGATTAACCAGCAGGGGAGCAATCTCCTGCGCAAAGCATCAAGATATGACACAATACATTTTGAACGGTAAAAATAGTCTCGGGCAAATTAATAGCCACATCGAGGACTATAGAACCAAGGAGAGAATGGAGCAAGAGTTTGCACGTATCAAGGAGGTTTTCAGAAACAACCCATTTGCGGAAATGCAAGAAGAAAGCGACAGAAACTTCAAGGTTAAAATCGGAAGAGTAACATTTGAGTATTACATCACGGAACGAGAGATATAAAACCATGGACTATACCAAGGAAGAGTTGGAGCGTTTCTGCGCCATCCTGCGAGCATTAAACAATGGCTTGCAACCAATGAGAAGCGGCAAGCACATGAAATCGACCGTCTACAACATGGATGGCGAAGATGTGCGAGTGTTAAGAAAGTGGCTTGATTTCCACGAGGAGACCGAGCGAGTATTGAATCATGAACCATCAGCCCTAGTGCACCACGGTTAAGCGCAATCAAGTTGGCCAGATATGCACTGAGAAATCAATCAAAGATAGAATCTTACTATAACAAGGAGATTCTAGAAAGAATAAAGAAGTCGCTTAACGCTTATTTCAAGGCTGGCGACATCAAGCCCGAAAGATGGGAGACAAAGGAGCCGTACCCGATAATTTCGGTTGATGATATAGGGCACTCGTTCGGGCTTATTTGTTTTTATGTTACCAAGGTGGTTAACGATGTTTACCACCTTGCATTCAAGGAATTTATAAACTAAGAAAAATATGGAAGAGATTAAACAGATACCTGCGCAAGCAGAGGTTAAGGTTACGACCTCTTGGGGTGCAAATTGCTTGCGAGAGATACATGGACTTAAGGAGGGTGACGTTCTCGAGGGGCTTTACACCCCGATGAACAAGGCTTTCGATTTCACCTTCAACGGCGAGAGTGCTATGTTATGGATTGGGGACAACGCCAGACTGATTAGCCTTGGTGAGGGGCAGACCTTCAAGTATATGATGTTATCCAGGCTTTTGTCGGATTGCAAGTACTTCCTTCGCAATCCATACGAGAGACACCTCTATTTCCCGAGCATCGCCCGACACATGAAGGAAATGCGCCAGTACTGGATGGAGGTTAACATCAAACCCGATTGGCTCAGCTACAAGCAGATCGGAAGACTGGAGCACAAGATGAACCGAATGAAGACAAAGTTAGATAGACAATACAAGAAAGACCATGGCGGAGTATAAGAAGACAAAGAAGGGTGGAGGAAGAACCCTAAAGTACATGAACATCGGCATAGATGCAGATTTACTCCCAGTGCTGGATAAGGTTGACAACAAGACGAGATTCATCAACCAAGCTATAAGGGAATACGTTAACAATATGAAATAAATTTGGTAGTATGGAGAAAAAGAAGTAATTTTGCACCATTACCAAATTAAAAGGGTTTCGACCCTCGACTTTCTTAGTCCCCAGTGTTGCTTCGGAAACACTGGGGATTCTCATTTTGGCGAATATTCGGGTTCTGCGCGCTTTTCTTTAGCAAATTGTAAACTTGTATCACCTAGCGATTTGAACCACACATGCGTGAAATCAGCAAAAAATAAGCTATTTTTTGTCGTATAGAACCCAGTCGATAACCTTACGGTTTGCTTCGTCAACCCTTGATAGGTCGGGATTGATGTAAGTGCTTGTTACACGAACCCCGAAGGAATGCCCGAGGGCTAGGGAAATCGTGTCCTTCGATATTCCCAGTTTGAACGCAAGGGTCGCCCACGTATGGCGAGCGTAGTAAGTTGTAACCCCTTTAATAACAAGACTGAGCGTTTCGTTGAAAGCCTGCAGGAAAGAAATATCGCTCTTTCGTTCCTCGCAGAATGCAAGCAATTTCTTTTCGCCGCGGTATCTTTCGATGATTTCAAGTGCTTCGGGCTCTAGTTTGATGGAGTAATCTTTTCCAGTCTTCAATCTCTTGTAATGCAATCGTCCGTCGTAGATGCAGGAGTTTTCCAGATTGTACATATCATGGGAGTTTATTCCGATGAGGAAAAACATCAGTTTGAAGGCATCTATGAACATTCTTTTCTTGAGCGGTACTTTTGCGTTGAATATCATTCTGATTTCCTCGACTTTCAAATCTCTGTACTTTGTTGATTCCAACGTTATCTTAAGCCTGCGGAATGGATAGTTGTTCGTCAACTCGCAATCAATGGCATAATTGAAGATTGCTGAAAGGTGCCGTAGGTGGGTACTTCTAGTATTTAGCTTAAGTCCCTTGCGGATAAGGAACGAAATGAACCTTTCCAGCCACTCTCTGTTTATATCGTCAAGTGCTATTTTCTCGGCATCATTATCGTATTCCTTGACGATTTTCCATGTTGAGCGATAGTTGCTTCTTGTGCCGTCTCGCATCTCTCGCCCTATGTACTTTTTGTAAACCTCGAACAACGTGGCTTTCTTTTCCGCCTCTGGTTCCGCTTCCTTGATGATGAGGGAACGGAGTTCTATGGCGGAAATATCGCCACGGTAGGTTTCTCGGCTTTGGACTTGCATCATCATCCGATTGTAGAAGCTAAGACGGTTGAGGAGGAAATCGTTCAGCACGTCTTTGTCAGGACGCTTCTTTACCCTTCCAGTACGTTTGTCCCATTCATCGGGCTTGCAATACTGGTTAAGGGTGATGTAAGCCGTTTTTCCGTGATGGTTGACGGCGAGACGTATTGAACATGTGCCGTCTGCACGCTTGGAGCGTGTGTCTAGATATAATTTCAGTGTTGACATGTTGCTTGCATTTTACTTGCATTTTAATTCGTTCATAAAAAATCCTTTTGTACCCCGATGGTGCATGTTTTGCCCATGTGCCCAAAGGGAATAACCTTTAATTGCCCTTTATTTAAGGGGGTTCTAGGTTAAATCTTATCAAAATCGGCACAAAGGTTTAAGCGGTGTTTTAAGTACGGTGATTATCAGTGAGTTATGTATATTGCTATTTCTTCTTGCAGTTTTTCTGCATTATTTTTTGCTTTTCAACGTCAAATCCACGGTTGAACATCTTCCCAGAACCGAGAAGAAGGTAGTCCGTTCTGACGTTGTAGTTCTCGGCTAGGGCTACGAGCCATTCGACTGGTATGTTGCCGTACTCCGTGTTCTTTCTCCTTACGATGTTGGAGCGGTCTATGCCGGTCCGGTCTGAGAAACTGGTGATGCCGCCGATGATGCCCAGGTTCTTCAGTTCATCTAGAACCCCGAAGAATCTAGCACGGATTCCATTCAATATGATGTTGTCTTTCTGCATAGTCTTTTCTTTATAATTTTGTCGTAGGAACGTTTGAATCTAGCTTCCGTCTCTGCGGATCTAGAGCGAAGCCGCTTTTCCCAGTCCTGCAACTGTACCAAGGATGGCGCAGTGTCCAGAAGTTGCTTTTGTTCTTCCTCGCTGAGGACTGGAATATATTTCTCGTATCTGAGTAAGTAATTAATTTCCATTATCCACCGAATAAAGATTGTCTTGGTTGTTTCTTCTTTGGTTCTTTGACTTTGCTTGTTTTCAATCCTTGTAGGATTTCTTCGTCAGTCGAAACACTCTTTACGAGCACACAATGTATTATATTCGGGTTTGAGTCTTTACCGACAAGCGCAGCCATGGTCTTATCTGAGTAGGAGAATACTTGCAATATTTTCCATCCGTGTTTTGCAAGATAGTTGGCCGCATCAATGTACGAACTAAACTTCAATTTGTCTCCGTTATCATCTAATAAGTCAACTTGGTTATTAAGACCGAAGTCAAAACTAAGCAAAGCAGAATTTGAAAACAAATTTGTTGTTCCGTAACAGTTTATATCGCAATATGCCATATATTTATCTTGCGCATGAGCACAAGAGTATGTAATTGCAATCAAAATAGAAGTTATTATTTTCTTCATGTTACTTTTTGTTTAGATGATTAATATTTCGATTGTAGAACTCGTTCCAAGCCTTTTTCTTGAAGAAGACGAAGAAGAGCAGGAGCCCGAGGGCTACCATGGCGACATGCAAGGGTTCCCGAAGGATGCCGAACCCGAAGGAGCGTTGGAAGTCTATGCAGAACGAAATCATTACTCCGTATGTTATGAATGCCCGATGCACCCAACAGAAGCCGTAGGCTAGGGACACAATCGTCCAAGCCACGAATCCGAAGAGTGAGCAATCAAAGACCCATTCCGTCAACTTCGCCCTATACCCAAAGGTTAGCAAGGTGCAGTGGACTAACATCACGAACGCCCCGATTGGCGGGATGATTCCGACGATCAACCTGCTAGCCTTCCAAAGCCAGCTTTTCCCGAGAGCGGCAAGAAGAACTTTCTCATGCCGCTCAATGAAATCCTCGTTTTCCATATTATAGTTCACGCAACCATCTCTGACCTTGCTTTGTGCTCAGCCAAATATTGAGCGCAAGGGCTACCAGCCCAGTTCCTGCCAATGTAATAATCAATGCTTCCATATCTTTTATTTTTTAGAGATTCTATACCCGAAAAGCGCAAGCAATGCCGTTGAAGCCAGTCCAACCAAAAACAAAGAGACGGCTGCGGTCGTTATTTCTTCCTTCAAGAACATCGCGACTACATCGCCAACCACGGTGGATGCAAACGTTGTCTTCGCCAAGTCGTAAAAGAACTTGCTTAGATTGTCCCTTGCGGATTGTTGCTTTGCTCTTTCTTCTTTTGTTGTTACCATATCATTCCAAGTGCAAAGTTACGAATTATTTCTGACCTACGATTGCAAGAAGGGCGTCTATGTGCTTTTGTTGGGTCTCAATTAATTTATCTTTGTCTGCGACCATCTTTTTAAGCATTTCGTTTTCTGCTTGTAGGGCTGCATCCGATGTGCCAAGCGATTGGCTTACGTTTGGGCTATATGAGCCATTTACGTTAGAACCAGTAATTCCCGCACCAATTTCGTTAGTGCTTGCAACCGTTGGGGAAAACATCGGTTCGATTCCTTTTTCTAACCAGTCCAAAGACACATTTAAAGCGTGGGCTATCTTGTAGATTACTCTATCGGAAAAAGATGCCTTACCCTTGATAGAGCGTGAAAGATTCCCCGTGTCAACTCCCGACATAGTTGCCAGCTTGTTTACTGACAGATTTCTCTGTTTTCGAAGTAGCTCTATTCTTTGAGCAATTTCTTCGTTGTTGTAATTCTTTGTATCCATCATATGTATACCTTTTGTAAAGTTATGTAAATGTAGGCTAAAATACATTAAAAACAAAAGTAAACCTATGTAATTTACAAAAGTTTTATGTATCTTTGCAAACGAATTACAAAACGTATTCTACAAATACTTTTGCAAAGATAAAGAAAATAATTAATAAAACAATAAATAAAATGGAAAATTTTGCAAAAATTGATTTTCGCACTCCTGCGCAGAAGAAGCGAGAGGAAATGAGAGCCAAGGTCTGCGAGACTTTCAAGAAGGCACAGAAGGCTGCGCCCGATGGCACATCAAGAAACCGCATCCTTACGGTTGTGGCCGCCCAGCTGGGAATGACCGCACAAGGCGTGAAGAACAATCTCATACGCTGCGGCTTGTATGAGGTCAAGAAGACGCAAGCCATTTAGTTAACGAATTGTCGAACCCTTTTAATTGGAGGTAATGAAAATGAACATGAACAACCCTTTTACATTCGAGAATGTGGTAATGGGGGCTTTCGCCCTTTTGGTGGTAACTTTAATCTTTTGGAGGGCATGAGCATGACGAACGAAGAACCAAAGGTGGCGGACGCTGGCCGCTACACCGTAATGGAGACTTGCAAGGCGCTGGGCATCCACCGCAACACGTTGCGCAGATGGTTGCAGGCAGGGAAAATCCAATGCAAGTTCAGGAGAATCGACAACCGCAAGGTTTTCGAGGGTAAGGAAATCAAAAAGGTTTGGAGGATTGCGCTATGAGCAAGTTATCTATCAACATGCGCCGTATGATTATCAACTGGCGAGATATTCAGTGGTTGGTTACAAGCCACATGGCGAACCGCAAGACAAGAAAGCGTTGCAACCTTAACAACAAGTGCTACGATGAAGCGCAGCGCAGGGTGCAATACAGAGAGTTCGGGGGAAATCTTTGCATCGCCCTTGATAACATTCCGCTCTTTCCAGTGGACGGTATCAACAACGAGTGCTTGGATGCAGCCCGAGAGACGTTCCAGAAGTATATCTTCGACCAGAGAGGAGGTAACCGATGAGACCGCAGATTATCGAGGAATGCCGCAAGAAGATGTATGACGCAATTTGGCTGGAGGTCAACCGAGACCCGCAGCGCCCTTCCGTGGCAAGGGTGGACATGGAGACCCCAGCAGGATATATCTGCATTTGGTGCGACCCGACTGGCAATATGGCATCCATCACGCACAAGGTCGGGAACCATGAATGCGAGAGACTGGCGGAAGCCATCGAGGGATGCGTGGACTATCGGGACGTAATGGACGATTACTTCGATGAGTGCCCCGAAGCCACGGATCAAGACACGTACCCCTTGGATGCCTTCAACGACTGGAGGTTGGACCGCTTGATGGAAGAGTTTACCAATTCTTAGATAAAGTTCTTAAAAATGTTTTTTGTTGTTGGCTTGCAGCGGCAAGCAAAGGTGGCGCACGTTATCCTTGATTTAGTTAAATATAGTGGTTATTGGATTAGGTTAATCGCATAGTTGGCAAGTATCTGTGGAAACTGCGTGCGCCATCATTCGGGAGTGTCGCCTAGGCAGCTGGATAGCTAGGCATGCTGGTAAGGTCTCGGAGCGAGAAGGTTCGAATCCTTCACTCCCACAAAAAGAGTTAGATAAAAAGAAGTCAAACAAGATTAAAACGAAACAACTATGAGTAATGAGATTATTCAAGTGAACGGCGGCGAGATGCTGGAAGCCATCAACCGCTCGGAAATCGACATGCAGATAATGACTGCGCACAAGATTCCTCGAGACATCGAGCAGTGCAAGAACAACATGGTTGCGCTGGCTGCGATGGACGATGAAATCGCTTACAACTGCTTCTATCATCTAGAGCGCAAGAACAAGGATGGACAGGTCACCGTAATCGAGGGTCCGAGTGTCCGCTTCACGGAAATCATTTCCGCATGCTGGAAGAACCTGCGCATTGCTGGCCGCATCATTGCCAACGACGGAAAGACCATCACGGCACAAGGCGTGTGCCACGACCTAGAGAGTAACGTTGCGTATTCCACCGAGGTCAAGCGCTCAATCCTCACTTCCAAGGGTTACACCTATTCCGAGGACATGCAAGTCGTGGTGGGCAACGCAGCCGTGGCGATAGCGCAGCGCAACGCCATCTGCAAGGTGGTGCCGCAGGTTCTTATCAAGAGCGTAGTCAAGGAGGTGCAGAAGAAGGCACTGGAGCACATTCAGAAGACTGGTGTCGCCGACCAGTGGAAATCATGTATTAGCTATTTCCAGGCATACGGAGTTAACGACCTCATGCTACTGGAGTACATTGGCAAGAAGTCAGCCGAGGAGGTGACTGCGGAGGACATTCAGAAACTGGGTGGTGTCTACAATGCCATCAGGGAGGGAACGTCCAACGTGGACGAGACCTTCAAGAAGCCGAAGGAGCAGAGCGCCACCGCCAAGAAGGTGCAGCAGGCTGCAAATGACGCTTCTAGCAAGACTCAGCAAGCCATGAGCCGCTCGGCTGGCAACAAGGGCACGGCATCCAAGAAATAATGGGCATCGTACTGGAAGCGAGCCCGCCACCTACCCCGAAGCATGATTTAATGCACCTACCCTTCGGGGGGGGTGGTTTTCAAAGAAACATTCAATCAAACTAAAATCAAGAAATATGAAACTGAAAGAGGAAGACATCAAGGACATTTCGGGAGTGCAGGAGTTCTTCAACAGAACCCAGAAGGCTTTGGACGTGTTCGCAGAGCAGGACGAGAAAAACTCGTACATGCTCATTTGTGTTGAGAAGGTCAACGTTGACGGCGAGGAAAGAACGCTTTCCCATATCGCTTTGGGAGGGAGTAAAGGAACGCTTGAAAGAGCCATCTATCAAGCGATGTACGAAGACAAGGATTTCAAGGACACCGTTCTTTCATCCGTAGGCCGTTACTCCATGGAAAGAGTATTAGATAGACATACAAGAAAGGAGGGTAAGAAATGAAACAGATTATCAAGTACAAGACAAGAGAGGAATGGTTGCAGAACCGCTCTAACGGAATCGGCGCAAGCGAAGCTGGCACCGTGCTGGGTTTGAATCCATGGGAGACCCCTTACCAGTTGTGGAGAAGAAAGAAGGGCTTCGACCCACCAAAGGCGGAGAACTTCGCAATGAAGGCTGGGCACTACTTGGAGGATGCCGTGAGCAAGTTCTACGCTGACGAGAGCCACTGCCAAATTATCAAGGCTTCGACCGATGATTACACCATCGTCAACACGGATACTCCTTTCATGCGTGTCAGTCCGGATAGAACCTTTTGGAGGGTTGGCGCAAAGCACAACGAAGCCAGCAAATCCATCTTGGAGTGCAAGACAACGCAAATGAGCATCGACCCAGAGGACATTCCGAAGCACTGGTTCTGCCAGTTGCAGATGAACCTAGGCGTGGGCGAGTACAAGGACGGTGCGCTTGCTTGGCTAACCATGGGCAGGGAGTTCGGTTATCTAGACGTTGACTTCGACCCCGATTTCTTCGCATGGATGAAGGGCGAGATAACTGAATACTGGAACCGCTACATCCTAGGGGACGAGATTCCTGCGGCTACCACCGCCGAGGACGTTCTTCTTAAGTTCTCCCGACACAAGGCAGGAAAGGAAGTGGTTGCAACTCCCGATATACTTTGCATGGTTGACCGACTGAAGGAAATCAAGGGGGATGCCAAGAACCTAGAGACCGAGCAGAAGGAAATCGAGGGCAATCTGAAATTGTTCTTCGAGGATGCCGAGAGCATCGTGGACACCAACGGCAAGACCTTGGCGACATGGAAGGCACCGAAGCCATCATCCAAGTTCGATGCAAAGGCTTTCGAAGCTGACAATCCCGACTTGTACAATTCATACTGCAAGGAAGTGCAGGGGGCACGCAGACTTCTAGTTAAGTAGCCTATGGAGATTTGCAAGACAGACATCAAGGCGATAGTGGGCTACTTGGAAGCCTACATCGCCAAGATGAAGAGCGAGCCACGACTTCTTACGACTAGGGAGTGCAACCAAGTAAGAAGGGCGACAGTGCTCAAAAAGAAAATTGAAAAGAAATTATCATCATCATGAGTGAATCATTTATCCTATACACATCAGACTATCAACTAATCGAGGGGTTGACCGATGCACAAATCGGGCAGCTTTCGAGGGCACTATTCATATACGCTAGGGATGGGGAGGTTGTCAACCTAGACCCAGTGGTGCGCATGGCTTTCGTATTCATCAAAGATAAGATAGACCGAAATCAAGCCAAGTATGACAAGCGGTGCGAAAGAAATCGCCAGATAGCACTGGAGAGAGAAAAACGTAAGCGTGAAGCACGACAGAACACGATAGAGCACGAACGTGCACAAACGTGTACGAATGTAAACGGACGTTTACCAGCTAATACGAACGTTTACCTATATGATAGTGATAGTGATAGTGATAGTGATAGTGATAGTGATGTTAGCAAGCTAACAGATAATAATATTATAGAACCCTCTAAAGAGGCTTCTAAGTCAAAAAGCGGAGTTTTTGACGCTTCCGCCGCCAAGCCGAAGAAAAGTTCTTCTTTGAAATCCAAGAAGCAGGAAATCGACTTCAAGGCTATCAAGGACTACTGGAACGAGAAGCATGACGAGACGAACTCGGCGATGCGAAGGCTCACCTTGATGAGCGACCAGCGCAAGAGCAACATTCGTGCAAGGCTGAGGGAGTACGGAGGGGACGTTACCCAAGTGTACAAGGCAATCGACATCGCCATGCGGTCGGACTTCATGAACGGCAAGAACGGCAAGGGATGGGTCGCCAGCTTCGACTGGATAATGTGCCCCGCCAACTTCCCGAAGGTACTGGAAGGCAACTATACGGACGAGCGCCCTGCAAGCCAGCAACCGCAGCAAGGGCCGCAAGCCGAGAAAGCCACCTCTAGACCTAGCCTAGGGGAGCGGTACGAGCAGGCGAAGCATCAGCAAAGGGAGACCGCCACGAACCAAGACGGCAAGTACATGGCGGTTATTTCTTCCATGCTGGAGGACTTGAAGAAGAACCCAGGCAACAGACCCGCCCAGCAATCCCTCGAGAGATTCTACGAAGCGGGCGTGCTGCAAAGGCTTGGCATTGACTGGAAGCCCGAGAAATGACGAATAAGGGCAAAATTAGCCGTTCTGACGGCTTTTTAGCCCGAAAACATAAAATTTACATCTAGTGAGTTTTAAGCGCACAGAGCGCAAAAGAACAAGCAAAAAAACTAAAATTAAACGATTATGGCAAATTACAATTCAGTTAGCATCGACTTGGAGGACATTTTCTCCAACATGGAGACGGAAGACCAGAAGGAGTTCCTCTCCGACATGTTTTACAAACTTCCAGAGGACGACGAGAAGGAGGTGGTCAAGAATGGCATGAACGTCCTTATGAGCAGCACGGCGGTTGATGTGGTTGTCGAGACCTTCGAGGACATGGACAAGGCAGACCAGAAAGAAACCGCCGAGCGCATCGTGGACGCACTGACCGATGTTCAGCGCATGGAACTTAAGGAATACTTGGAGGATTGACCTATGAAGCAAGGCGAGTTTATCATCATCACCAAGCCCGAGGACATGGATAAGTTCTTTCCTGTGGGCACGAAGTTGCAGCTTCCGCATATGAAGGTCGAGGTCGTGACTGACCCGCTTGCCGTCTTTCCTGCCTGCAAGGGTTGTCCGTTCGACAGCTGGGACGAGGAAATGAGTGACTACTGTCTGAATGCAGTTTGCAGAAACATGGGCGAAGACGGAAAGGCCGAGTTCATCAAGTTCAAGAAGTTGGAGGGCTAGGCTATGGGAATGAAGAATAAGGTTTTCAAGGTCAGAGACGAGGGAATCAGCGTTGATTACCCCATCGGTCAGGAACTAGATATTCGTGGTGCCATCTGCAAGGTGGTGGAGTTCAAGGTCAACAAATGTTGCGCCCTTTATTGCGAGGGGTACGGAATGTGCCGCAGCCTTGCGTGCTCTGAGCATGAGAGAAACGACAACAGAAACGTGATATTCCAAAAAGTGAAATAGCTATGGAAGAAAAGAGATTGTTCTATCATGAGTGCCGTGCTGCAGGGCTGGTGTTCAAGACCGTGGACGAGTGGACCGCATGGCTGGTCGCAAATGGCAATGACGTGCGAAAGGTGGTCGCCGAGCATGACGGATTCAAGTACAACGTCAACGACGTTTGCGTAAACCCTCATGTTCCCGCTGGCTACAAGATTGACGAGTACCATCATTTTGAGGTCAGGACCGCCAAGACGCAGTTCGGGTGGACGTGGGGCTACAACATCACGATGGCAACGAGCGGAAGTTCCGCACCTGCAAGCTACCCGAGTCGATATGACAACACGGCTATATTCTACGAGACCGAGGGGCAGGCTGCGCAAGATGCCCTTTCCTTCATCATCAGACAACTGGAGGGGAAGCCGAAGACAAAAAGCACTTCGATGATGTTGTACTATGCAAAGAAGCAGAGAGCGGACATCGTGCATCCCCAGCAGGAACTATTCAAGTAACAACAAAAAATGCTTCGGATCATGGAGATAAGTTTTTTAATCATCATGGTTTGCCTTGTGGCGATGGCTGGCACCGTGCTGGCAATCATCAAGGGCGAATCGGAACACAAGAGAAAGTGAGAACATGAGAATCAAGGTTAAGTACTGCGACTATTCGGTTGTGGGGGGGTAATGACCCTAGACGTTAACGAGGAGGACTTGAAGGAAGCCCTTTCCTCAAAGTTGAACAAGATTAAAAACTGGTTTTAGTATGCCAAGAAATAGAAGAAGGTTAGTTAAGAAAACTATGGAGCAGAACAACATCAATATCGCGGCAATCCTAGAAGGGATGCCAAAGGGCACAAAGTTGTATTCGCCGATGTGCGGCTTGTGCTTTCTAGACAAGGCAGAGACATGCGAAGACCCGACGCAAGCAACGGTTGAGGTTTTTGATGCCTATAATGCAAGATACGCATTCGACAACTTCGGAAAGTACACCGATGAGGGCGAGGTAATGCTTTTTCCTTCCAAGGAAATGAGAGACTGGCAGAAGTTTGCGGAGCAGATGAAGCCACGTTTCGAACTCGGCAAGTTGTATTTCTTTACTGAGGAAGATGAGGACGGAGTGCTGAACATCATAGGTGAGTTGATTGGTAAGAACGAGGGCGAGGACACTTTGACCTTTGGCAACCAGCTGGAGATTGACGTTGAGAATTTCGTGACTGACCAAGCCTTCGACCTTCGCATCAGCGCACACAAGGAGTTGAGAGAAGCAACCGAGGAGGAATGCCAGCATTTCAAGAACGCAAAGGAGCGTTGGAAGAACAGTTTCAAGGCGCACAAGTTCAAGACCTTCGAGGAGGTGCTTGTGCGAAACAATGATGAATGCAAGTGGTTTCCTGCCATCTTTGTTCGTGACCGTGGAAAGGAAACTGAATATCGGTATAATGTAGTAACCTTGCATAGCGGAAATGCTGGAGACTACGTCCAATGCATCCCTTACGAGAAGCATGAGCATCTAGCCTTCACTGCAGACCCCGAGGACACTCTTCCGTTCTAGGTAAACAGAAATGTGGTTTTGGAATGGCGAGCGAGATATGTAAGGCTTGCGGACTGGGGCGCAACTGCATAAACGGCAGGTGGTGCCCAGTCCGTGGGCAATATGTTGAACATTTGAAAATCAAGGAGTGCAATGACCGAGGAACAGAGAAGAAAGAAGCGTGAGTACATGCGCCAATATAGGGAGCGCAACCACGGAGAGTTGAAGGAGAAACTGAAGAAGGACTATTCGACCAGAGTGCGTAAGGACGGCATGACGGTACAAGAGTACTATAAGAAGTACTACGTCCTTCATCGTGACCAGATAAGGCAGACCGCAAAGAGATGGAGGGAGCGCAACCCCGAGAAGGTCAAGGCTAACAACGCCCGAAACTACGCAAGGCGCAGGGCTGAGCGAATCGCCAGACAAGGAGGGGGAGAGATGCCTAACACCGACAAGGCGAAGGCTCTGTTCAAGAATCCTGCCATGGCGGCGCACTTCCAGTGACTCATTGACAAGGCGAAAGCCAGGAATGAAGAGAAATCCATTTGAATTAAGATAGACAACTAGAGTAAACAACAAGCGAGGAACTAGAGAACGGCAGGCTGTAGATAACATGAAGTTTAACAACAAAATGGGTGCGGAAAGGCGCATCCGAGATACTAGATGTTTTGTTATTCTAAACCGAGTGTGCTTTATTATTAATTTGACCCCACGGAAAGACGTGAGCCGATTCCTAGTCCGACTACAAGCCAAGAAAGCGAGGTGGTACATGAAGTAAGATTAAAACAAGCTAAGTGAAAATAACATCTTCATCTTTTCTCGGGGACGTGCAGGCAAAATGACGAAAATATTCTCGTTCGGTAAACTTCTTATTTTTGCAGGGCCGCACGTTCCCGATATTTTTGTTCCATCAAAAGGGCAAAACATGGAGAGGGGGATTATAGGGGGTGAGGTCGTAGGCGCATATAAGCGCATGTGCGTGCGCAAAGCCATCGAGACCATAAACTATACCACCAACGAAAGAAAACCGCATGTGCGGCAAATTCGAGAAAAATAACTGTGCCAAAAAGAGCGAAAGAACAAAAAAGAATATAAAACAAGAGACATGAATCTGAAAGATAAAATCAAGATGGACGAAAACCAAAAGAGAGTTAAGCGTGAATTAATAATCGCCATCGACCCAGATAACAACGAGAGCGGAGTGGGAATGGTCTACACTGAGACCACGCAAGCCATGGCGGCAAAGATGAAGTTCCCGAAATTGATTGAGTATCTGAGGGAGACCATCAGAACCAAGCCAAGAGGATATTTCAAGGTCGTAATCGAGGGCGGCTGGCTGAACGAATCCAACTGGCACATAAAGCAATCGTGCAGATACGTGAGAGACAAGGAAGCCCGAGCCGCGGCAATCGGACGTTCAACCGGTATGAATCACCAGACGGGCATCTTGATACAAGAGTACTGCGACTATCTAGGAATCGACTATTCGGTTGTTTATCCTTTGAAAAAGTGCTGGAAGGGCAAGGACGGAAAAATAACGCAGGACGAGATGAAACAGTTCATCCCGAACCTTCCAAGGATGAACCAAGACGAGCGTGACGCACTCCTGCTGGCGTGGGTCTACGCCGATTTGCCTATCAAGATGAAAGGATAAATTACGTTAAAAATAACCGCAAACGCAAACAAAGTGAACCGAAAAGTCGTACCTTTGTGCGTGTTCCGTGAACAAGTGTTCTTCGGACATATAGAAACTAAGCAAAAAATCGAAAGATATGCAGACGGAAGAAATCGCACTCTCTCGGTTGTCTGAGAACAAGGAGAACCCGAGAACCATAACAACGGAGAAGTTCCAGAAGTTGGTTAAGTCGCTTCTGGTCTTTCCTCGTATGCTGACCCTTCGCCCGATAGTCGTTGATAACACGATGAAGGTGCTGGGCGGCAATATGCGCCTAAAGGCTTTGAAGCACATCGTGAGCATGGACAAGGACACATTGCGCCTTACCATTGCCAACGATGAAACCAACAAGTTCACGGAAGGCGAGGTGCAGAACTTGGTGGGCTACTGGATGGACTGGCGGAAGAAACCAGTGGCGACAATCATCAACGCCAACGACCTAACCGAGAGCCAAAAGCGTGAGTTCATCATCAAGGACAACGTGGGCTTCGGAGACTGGGACACAAACATGCTGGCGAACGAGTGGGATGCCGATGTGCTCAAAGACTGGGGCATGGAGGAATGGCAACTTGAAGGGACCGCACCCGATGAGGACAAAGAAGGAGAGGACGACGATAACTCGGAGAACAACTATGAGAGAAAGATAGTCGCACCTATCTACGAGCCGCAGGACGGAGAGGTTTCTTTGTCAGAATGCTATGATACCACCAAGACGGACGCATTGATTTCTGCGATTGATGCTTCGGATCTAGACGAGCAAACAAAAACTTTCTTGAAGGTGGCCGCATATCGACACGCCAAGTTCAACTACGAGAGGGTTGCGGACTTCTATGCCAAGGCACCGAAGGAGGTACAGGAACTGATGGAGGACTCTGCACTCGTTATTGTGGACTTCAACAAAGCCATCGAGGACGGTTTCGTCAAGATTAGCAAGGATTTCATGGAACAATACGGAAAGGAGCACGGAAATGACGCAGGATGAATTTAGAGAGAATTTTGTCGCCTTCATCCTAACGCACGGAAGGGCTGACAACGTAATGACATACAAGACCGCCCGAAAGGCTGGCTACACTGGCCGTATCGTGCTGGTTCTTGATGATGAGGACGAACAACGAGAGCAATACTTCGCCATCTACGGAAAGGAAAATTGCTACGTGTTCAACAAGCAAAGGTACGTGGAGAGTACCGACAACATCATGAAGGGAAGCAGGGGAGTGATAGTTTACGCCAGGAACGCTTGTTTCGACATCGCTGAGGAATTGGGCTACAAGTACTTTATCGAGCTAGACGATGATTATTACGAGTTCTCATGGAAGTTCGATGAGCGAGGGAGATTCAAGCAAAGGCACATTCTAGATTTAAACTTCGTTTGGCGCAGGATGCTGGAATACTTTCTTTCGTGTCCGTTCACTACGCTAGCCATGGCACAATGCGGCGACTTTGTGGGGGGGCGAGAAAACCAGATGGCTAGAACCATCGGGACAAAGCGAAAGGCGATGAACTCATTCATTTGCTCTACAGATAGAAGGTTTCAGTTTGTTGGACGCATCAATGAAGACGTGAATACGTACATATGGCTATCGACACAAGGAAAAATCTTTCTTACGTTGGCGCAGGTCGTTCTGAACCAAGAAATGACCCAGACCAACAAGGGAGGAATGAGCGAGGCATATTGGGGAGAGGGTACGTTTCAAAAATCCTTTTCATCCGTGATAGTTTGCCCGAGCGCAGTTAAAATGGGAATGATGGGGAACATCAACAGACGTTTGCACCACAACGTTCAATGGAAATGCGTAACGCCCATGATAGTTTCGGAGAAATGGAAAAAGGCAGGAGATTAACCCCTGCCGATTGCTTTCAAAATGCACTGGTTGATGAAGTCGCTGCGGTCTTTCTTGTCTAGACTGTCCAGATAGTCCGCTACTTCTTGGACCGCCCCGAAATAGAAGGTGCTGGCGTACTTCTTTGTTCGTCCCGCACCCTTTCGGGCACCGCCCCAGTTGGTCTTAGATGATTCTTTTTCTGTGCTCATAACGTTAAAAATTTGGTTGTATGAAAATAAATTTGTAAATTTGCAAACGAAATGCCAAAGTGAGGGTTGCGGTAGTGCTAGTACCGTTCCCCTCTTGAAAAATCAAAACTCTTTCTAGAGTTCAACCGTTAAGGTTATTTTGATTTTCCAAATCCGAATTGAAATGTAGGTTCTCATTTGGACTTTGGTATTTCATTTTCCCTACTCTCTTGGAGGTTTTCGGAATCCCCTTTGTAATCTCTCATTGATTACGTTTGCAAAGATACAAAAAATATTTGAATTAACCAAACTTTTCAAGATGAAATTTTATAAAATATCAAAATAATTCAAATATGCCAAGAGGTAACAACAATTTGAGGAAAGAGCAACATTGTGCCAAGGAGCAAAGGCTAGAGATTGTCGCGCCCCTTTGGCGCAAGAACTACAATTATCGGGAGATTCGAGCCGAGGTAATGAAGCGACTTGGATTGCCTTCTTATTCCTTGCAAACCGTGAAGCGTGATGTTGATACCCTGCTTAAGGAATGGCAGGAAAACCGACTGGGCGACACGGAGAAAAAGATAACTTCCGAACTGGCACGCATCGACCTCGTAATCAAGGAAGCGTGGGAAATGTGGGAAAAGTCAAAGGAAGACTACGAGAAACGTAAGTCGAAGCAAAAGGGCAAGCCGAAGACCGACAAACAAGGTGTGCAGATAGGTGTAACGACCACGTACCAAGAGATGCAGAACGAGGAATACCGAGCCAAGGGTGATGCCCGATACTTGGACATCATCATCCGTTGCATCGAGCGTAGGTGCAAGTTGCTTGGGCTGGATAAGGAGACCATCGACTTGAATACTCAGATAGAGGACGGCAAGTTAGAAATCGTCTACGTCAGCAACGGAGGTGTCGGCATCTCCCATTCCGAGGAGGAAGTACGCAAGCGTGAGGGGCTGGCGGATATATAAATTCATGAACTGATTTTCTTTTATCATATTTCTGTTTAGTTTTAGTTAGATTGAAAGAGCGATGGCATTATTCGAGGTACTTGATTTGTTTCGTGAGAACGCAGACAAAAAGCCTAGGTTTCTTGTTAACCAAGGCGGAACGTCTTCGGGCAAGACGTATACAATCATGCAGCTTTTGATAGTGTTGTCGCTCAATCATCCTCGGGCTATCATTACGGTGGTTGGTCAGGATTTGCCTAACTTGAAGGTGGGCGCATTGCGAGATATGCAAACTATTCTGAACGGAAACAAGTGGCTAAAGGGTACGTTTCGGGAAAATAGGAGCGACCATTATTTCCGAGCGTCCAACGGCTCAATCATTGAGTTCAAGACCTATGGGGATGCGCAGGACGCAAAGAACGGTAAGCGTGACTGGCTTTTCATCAACGAGGCGAACGGCGTGCCTTACGACATCTTTTGGCAGCTTCAAATCCGAACCAGAGAACAAATCTTCATCGACTACAACCCAACTGCACGATTTTGGGTGCATGACCAGATTATCGGAAGGGCGGATTGCAAGTTGATTCTCTCGGATCATCGGGCTAACAAGTTTTTAACAAAGGAGCAACATTTAAGAATCGAGGAAATCGAGGACAGAGAACTGTGGGCGGTTTATGCCCGAGGGTTGACTGGAAAGCTGACTGGGTTAGTCTTCCGTGACTGGGGAATTGTTGATTCCCTTCCGCCTAGGGAGGATTGGAAAATGAGCTGCCGAGGATTGGACTTCGGATTTACCAACGACCCTAGCGCACTGGAGCATGTTGTCTTGGCTCATGGCGAGTTGTGGGTTGACGAGGAAATCTATGAGGTGGGCATGACGAACCCCGACATTGCAAGGAGGTGCAAGCAGAAGGGAGTGACAAAGGGCGACATGATTGTTGCGGACTGCGCTGAGCCGAAATCCATACAAGAGATACACAACGAGGGCTTGTATATCGTTCCCAGCACAAAGGGAGCGGATTCCATCAACAACGGAATCGACATCTTGAAGCGTTACCGCATCAACATAACAAGGCGTTCGAAAGGCATCATCGGAAACATGCAGTCGTACAAATGGATTGTTGACCGGGATGGAAAGACCACCAACAAGCCGATAGACGCATTCAATCATGGCATAGACGCAATAAGATACGTTGCCCTTAAGAAGTTCACCATCGAGCACAGGGGAACGGCTAGGGCGAAGATAATGAGGACTTAACAAAGGTATTCGAGTATGGATAAAAATATTAAATTCAAAGATTGGCTAGTGCTGGCTCAGTTGGCTGGCTTCAAGATTGAGAAGTGCAGCCGCCCTTCCTTTGTCGGCAAGCATGAGACCCCGAGAGACCTGCAAGGGCTGACGCTAGGGCAATTAATCTCGCTATCTGAACTTGATGGCACGAACGAAAGCATCTACACCATTTGCGAAACGATTCTGAGGATGGAGCGCAAGGAGGTGGAGAAAGCCCGAGCCGTTGACGTGGTCCGCTTCGTAGGCTGGGTGTCGAGGGAGGTTGACAAGATAAACAAACTTTTCGATAGGGCCGCAATCAACAAGCCAACGCAACAAGAGAAGCAAGCAGGGGTGGAAACCTTGAACTTCGGGCTTTTTGGGATGTTGGATTGGTTTGCTCAACGCATGAGGATTCAAGACCACGACCAAGTATTGAAAATTCCGTGGCTCAGAATATACAAGTGCATTGACATGGACAACAAGAAACGTGCCTACGAGATTCGCTTGGCGAAACTGAGGGCTGCGGAAATGAAGAGAAACCAAAGATAAGTAAAAAGCCTATGGGAACAATAGAGAAAACTTTGAAGGAGACCGCCAAGAGTGTTCTCCCTTCTTTCAGTTGGGTGTTTGATTCTTGGCTGGATGCCGATTCCCAATTGGACCGCATCAAGTCCTTTCCCGCCATTGTGGTGATTCTGCCAACGAGCGGAAGCACAGAGGTGAGAAACAACAAGGTCTATGACCGTGAGAATATCGCCGTTGCCTTCATCGACCTAGCCAAGAGGGATTCGGACGGGGAGGAGAGCGCAGAGGTCTACAACCGCATGAAAGTGGCTGGAGCCCGATTCATTCATTCCCTTATCAAGTCCAGAGCCTTTGAGGGACTGGAGGGAGAAAACACATATGAAACCATCTATGAGAAGGGGAGCAGCATCTTTACTGGCGTTGTCTACTCATTGAGGGTTAAACAAGTTATTGGGGGGTGCGTCGATGGCTAGGGATATGTTTCAGTTCGACCCGAAGGCGGCATCCATCATCCTGCGTGAGGAGATGGAGAGAGCAAGGGAAATCATCATCCAGCACATTTGGGCGAATGGTCAAAATGCAAGTGGCCGCACGGTCAAAAGCATGAGGGTGGAAGCTAACGAAAACGGTGCCGCATTGTATGGGCATCGTCCGTTCGGTGTGCTGGAGACTGGCCGCAAGGCTGGAAAGATACCTTACGGATTCGCCGGCATAATCCGCCAGTGGATGAAGGACAAGGGAATCCATGGCACGCCGATTCCGTATGTTACCAACAAGCCACACAAGTACACGCCGCAGGAGCGTGGCGACATGAGTATGGCGAGCGCAATAGCGCATACAATCGCAACAAGCGGCTCAAAGTTGCATCGTGATGGAGGAAGAGCGGACGTTTACTCCAACGTCCTAGGCGACACCATGGAGAGAATTAATAACAGATTGTCCGCTCTTATCATCAAGAGCATGGATTCAATCAAGTTGAACAATGAAACTATAGGCTAGGATATGAGAACGAAAATAGACAAAAACGTAACTTTCGAATATGCTGATGAAATCGGCTTTGCGTTCATGCCGTGCGTACTGAGGGCAAGCGGAAGTAATCTTGCATCATTGAAACTGGAGATAGACTGCGGAAGCTATTCTAAAGCCTATACCGTAGATGCCATTAACGAGAAGGTAGCTATGGACTATCGTGAGTTTATTCAAGGGGCTTTCGATGGACTGGAAAGCGCAACGGTTGATTGGACGGTTGCCTATGACACGAGCAATCTTTCAAAGGTTTTTTCACTGGATGCCTATGCCATCGGTTCTTCGGGCAATACCATTGCGGAGATAGCTTGGAATACAACATACATTTGGGGAGCGGTCAATCCTCGGGAAACATGGAACGGATTCAAGCGTTTGACGTGGTTCACGAATTTCCCTTTTTCCTTTGGACTTTTCATTTCCAAGGCTGGCACAAACGTGCTCGTTGGATATGAGGGCGCACCGCAGAAGTTGCTAAAGGTGGATGCCGTGGGAATGATAGATTTCAATTCTGCCGAACTTCCTACTGGTGCCCGATATTCCGTCGTCTACGACTATGACGGAGAAATCAAGCAAGCAACCTTCGACAATTATTTTGATTTGACTTTCTACCTTAACACTGGTGGCAAGCAATCAAAGTTACTTCGCATCGACTATGACAACACGGAGAGCGGCATCTACCTACGATGGATTGATAGACATGGATTCATCCGATATTGGCTTTTTACACCAGTGGACGAGAGCAGAGCCGTGTCTACAGATGGAGAGTTCGTCAGAAACAACTTGCTTGCGTGGTCCGACCTATACGGCTATGTTGGAGCGAATGGAAGACGACAAGGATATTCAAGAGAGGACACGATAACCATCTGTGCGCCTAGCGTTGACCAAGATACTTTCGACATGCTTCAAGACCTTACTACCTCGCCAGTGGTGGATATGTATTTGGGTGGGGACTGGAAGGCGGAAGAGGACAGATGGCAGAGCGTCACGATTAAGGCTGGAAGCTATACAAAGACTTCGGCTTGCTTGCAGGATTTCGCCTGCGCACTGGTATTGAACGACACTAACATTCAGAAGCTATGAAGAAGGAGCAAAGACTTTATATCGATGGCGTGTTGATGGATTTGAGCGATGATGTGGAAATCACTCTAGACATCAAGAGCAATCTCTTTCGTGATGTTACCAAGATAACGGCTAACAACACGTATACTATCAACCTTCCAAAAACGGTGCATAACATGTGCGCAATAGACTGGGCGGCGAAACCGAAGAACGGTTCTCGCTACCCTTATGCGTTCCATATGGCTCAGTACTTCCGCAATGGCTTGGAGGTTATCAAGGACGGAAGGGCTACACTCATGAGCATCGGGGACAATATCGAGATTTCTATCTACTGGGGCGTGTTCCCTGCTTTCTCCAAGCTACAAGAAAATGACTTGAAACTGAATGAACTGAAAACCGATGAGTACGTTCTTTTCAAGAAATACAACGAGCCTTCCAGCAAGGAGGATGCCAAGAAGAAAGGAATCTTTTATGCTTTTTACAATCCTTACCACATTTCCAGTACAGAGGGAACGTATGGCGTTAACTATACAAGGAACACACCCGACACATCGAAAGATATTGATTTGAAAGTCGGTTATATCAAGACTGGCGAGGAACTGGATGCCTACATTGGCGGCATCATAGTTGACGATTCCAGCTGGAGATGTGCCATCGTTCCTTTTTATCCAACCATGACCGCATACATACAAGCAAGCGGATATGGAAGCATTCGGGCTTATGCTGTGTTAGACAAGAATGGACGGATCATTGAACTTGCATCAGAGCAACGTTCACCTTATAAGCCAATATCAATGACTATCAAGGCGGGTGCGCAAGCGGCTTTTCTCGTGATAAACGTGCCTTCCGAATACTGGAATGATACGCAAAGCATAATTAGTGGGGCGCAGGACATGAGGGTTTTAACCGATGTTTGGAACGAGGAAGAGGATTTTACGGGCGATACGGTTACTTATACAGACATCTACAAGACTAGCCCGAAGTATTTGCAACCATGCGTAACGGTTAGCTGGATTCTGAATCTTATCAAGAACCAAACTGGAATTATATTCAGCTGGGATGATGAATCAGCCGCATTTCTCGAAAACATGGTTGTTCCTCTTGTGACTAGCAAGGCGGACGAAAATACCATTGTCGGCAAACTTTCTGCATCCATCAATGCCGCAACCAAGTTGGGAACGCTCTCATTCGACTTGACGAGCAACATATCATCGATTCAGCAAAAGAGTGGCACCGCATTGACTAAAATCGACATTACTGAGGATTGTAAGCTACACTTCGATTTGCAAGCAAGGACAAAGAAGAAATTCCAGGGGTATGTTGGAGAAAGCTACATGAATGACCTTACGGAGTTTTTCGTTGTAAAGGTGGTTTCGTATGAGAATGGAGAGACTAGCGAACAAGAGAATGAAATCAACGGTGCGGCTAAATATGAGGACGGTCAGTTTAAACTGGTTACATGGAAAAAGTCGGAAGCCACTGACGGATATGTATATGATGCAATTAGCGGCTGCATCGACCTAGAGTTGAAAAAGAATGATGTTGTTAGCTTTATTATTTCGAGAACGAAATTCGGGGAATCATCCGAGGATATTGATTTGTATGCCGGAACGATAACTGCAACCATTCAGACGAGCGACAATGTACCTATAGGAGGTATGTTCCCTATAGGGATAAATCTTCCAGACATGACTGTCACGGACTTCATCAAGTTCCTATCGCTTGTTACTGGTACTTTTCCGAAACAGATTGGTAATAACGGAAGTGTTGACTTCGTGGAGTTCGATGCAATTTGGAACAATAGAGCCAAGGCGATAGACCTTACAAGAAAATTGATTCCCTATGAAGGACGGAATACCGTTCGCAAGATGGAGTTTTCCGTTTCTGACTACAAACAGTACAATCGCTACAAGTGGAAGGAGGATGATGAAACCCCTAACGAGGATGCCGATTTGCAAGTCGCAAACACGACCCTAGACTACGAGCAAGACACATGGACTTTGCCGTTTGCCGCAAGCCTAGGAAACCGCATACCATTGCGAACGGTGGACGGAGTGGGAGCAAAGAGCGGCGGGGAATACAAGGGTTGCAAGGACAGAATCATGACATTCCGAAATACCGATTATTCATCTTTGGAGTTCGGCATCGACCTGCAACGAATTTTTGAAACAAAATATTCCAAGCTGGCTAAGACACTGGCAAATGCGCATGTAATCACGGAATGGCTCAATCTCTCGGATCTAGACATCTTGAACTTTGACGAGACCGTGCCAGTGTACTTCGCCCAGTATGGGGCTTACTTTGCGGTTATTGAGTTGAAGACCACCAGCAACGGATATACGGAGGCAACAATGTTACAACTAGAATTTTAAAGATATACAACCATGGCAACAACTGAGGAGCAGAAAATCCTCGACATCAAGGTAAGATACGAGGATGCCTTGTACGGAATCATTCGCTACAAGGAAAAGATAGATGATTTGAAGGCTTCGCTCGCAACCTTGAAAGAGCAGGAGAAGGACGGCACCATAACAAGGAACGAGTACAAGGTGCAGACGGAAGCAATCAATGTTCAAATGACCCAGTACAAGGACACGATGCGAGTACTGAGGAAGGAGATGCAAAACAACTTGCGACAAGAGCAATTTCAAGAAGGCAGCTTGAAACAATTGCGTGCCGAGTTGTCCAACGCCACAAAGGCTTACGATGAGCTTTCCAAGGCTGAGAGAAATTCAGCCAAGGGCAAGGAGATGCAGGAGCACATCAACAAGATAACAAACGAGTTGAAACTAGCCGAGGAACAAACGCAAAGATACTACAGAAGCGTTGGAAGTTATTACAATTCCATGCTAGACTTGGCAGAAGACCTTCAACACGTAACCCCTATGGGTGGAGGTGGTGGAGTTGGAGAGTTCACCAATAGCGTTGTAACACTTGGCAAAAATCTTGAAGGGCTGAAAGGCAAGGTTCTTGCATTTTCAAAGACCTTGCTAGGGTTGGCCGCAAATCCAGTGTTCCTTGCTTTGGCTGGCATCACTGGCGCAGGAATGGCGTTCAAGTGGTTCTATGACTACAACAAGGGATTGTTGGAAGCTACAAGATTAACCCGAGAGTTCACTGGCTACACTGGCGATGCGTTGGAGAGTTTGCGCAATAGCATTTCCGCCACCGCTGACCTATACGGAAAGGACTTCAAGGAGGTTCTTTCAACCGTAGACGTACTGATGCAGCAATATGGCTATGATGGGGAAAAGTCGATGAAGATAATCAATGACGGTTTTTCTAGTGGCGCAGATTTGTCGGGCGAGATGCTTTCGATGATTCAACAATACGCACCTGCATTCAACGACGCTGGCATTGCTGGCGATGAGTTGGTTGCAATCATCCAACAGACCAGAAGCGGATTGTTCGGCAAGGATGGCATGGACGCAATAATGAAGGCTAGCAAGTCTTTGCGCAACATGAGTTCCACCACCGCAAGCGCGCTGGATGCCATCGGCGTTTCTTCCGACACTCTCAAAAAGAAACTGGAGAGTGGTCAGATAACCATGCTTGATGCAATTCAGCAAATTTCGGGTAAGTTGAAGGAACTTCCTGCAAACACGCAAGAGGTAGGAACGGTAATTGACAACGTTTTTGGAAAGAAGGGAACGGCGGCTGGTCAGAAGCAAATCCAGGCACTTGCAGACCTCGAGACCAGTTTGGATAAGGTCAAGGAGTCGGCGGGTGGATATGCAAAGATTCAGGAGGAAAACCAAAAGCTACAACGCGAGTTGAACGACTATACCTCTATGTTCTTCGACCAGTCCCAGAACGGATTTGGCACAATCATTGCGCAAGGAAAGCAATTCGGCACAAGGGTGCTCATTACCATCTTGAAGGGGTTGCAGTCTGCAATCAACTATTTCGTGGACTGGTACAATGATTCCCTTCTGCTACGAACCGCCATAAATTCAGTGGGAGTTCAGTTCAGAGTTTTGTGGGCTACCGTGAAGTTGGTTGTTAACCTTGTTATTGATGCGTTCAAGAAAATGGCTTTGCAAGCAAAGGGAATGGCGGATATTCTTGAAGGCATCTTTACCTTTGACGTTGACAAGGCTAAACAAGGTTTTAAGGAAATGTTTGACGTTACTGGCATCTTGAAAGAAGCGTGGGGGGACTTGAAGAAGTTCGGCAAGGAATCTGCACAATCCGTAATAGATGGCTACAATGCAGTTATGGGAAGCGCTAAACTGGAGCACATCAACACTGCGTCCCCTTACAATGGTGGCACAGACGGTTCTAATAGCACAGGTGGGTCAACTCCTAGCAAAAATAAAAATAACGGTACAGACGGCAAATCTAGCAAAAATAAGACAAAAAAGGAGATAGATGCCGAGAAACTGGAAGCCGAGCGCAAGAAAAAGCAGGAGAGAAAACTTCAAGAGGACATTGCGCTCATTCAATACCAATACAACGTGAAGGTAATGGATGCAAAGAAGATGTTTCTTGCTGGCATGTACGAAAAAGATAGGGACTACGACACGGAACTGGAATCCTTGGAGAAAGACATGATAGCCCGAAGCCTTGATGCTTACGTTGCGGCTGGCAAGATTGGCGAGCAGAAGGCGCAGGAGATGCAAGGTAAATTGCTTGACATCATGATTAAGGCAAAGGAGCAACTAAAGCAGAATGCAAAGGAGACCATCGAGGACTTGAACAAGGAGTTCGAGAAGGGCGAGAAGCTACGGATCGAGACCGAGGTCAAAGGTGGCGGCACCGGTGAGGAATCTGATGATTCTCTGAAACTGCAACGTTACCAAGCCTTCTTGCAATCCAAGTTAGCATTATACCAGAACGATGCCGAGGTGCAAAAGCAATTGCAGCAAGAAATCCACGATAACGAAATTGCCCTGCAACAGGATGCAAAGAAAAAAGAAATAGAGGAAGAGGAAAAGAAAAAAGAAAAATTCAAGGCAATTTACCAACAGATTGCGGACGGATTGGCATCTGCCATGGATGAGATGTTTGAAGCCGAAACTGCCAAGGGAAAAGCGTTTCTTAAGAGTATGCTTATAACAGCTCTTGATATGCTGAAACCATATATTCTTGCAGAATTGCAAGTCAAACAGATAGCATCAAAGGGTATTTGGGGAATCGCTGAAGCTGCCGTATTGACTGGAATTGTAGAAGCAACGTTTGCAGGAGCGAAAGCTGCAATTAAGGGCTTTGCCACTGGTGGCTTGGTTGAGGGAGAGGGAACTGGCACGTCCGATTCCATCCCCGCAAGGCTCAGCAATGGAGAGAGCGTAATGACCGCAAGGGCTACTTCCATGTTTAGCCCGATTCTGTCTGCATTCAATCAATTGGGCGGTGGTGTTCCTATCGTAGTTAACGGTGGAGGTTCCCAGATTGGCGAGGACATGTTGGCCGCTGCGGTAGCGAAAGGCATGATGATGGCACCGAGACCAATTGTCAGTGTCGAGGAAATCACTTCCAAACAATCAAGGGTTGAGACTATCGAGAGGATTGCAAGAATCTAGGAGGACAGTGCATGAAGATATATGACCTATTACGCATTTCCGAAAGTGTCTGCAAGATGCTGGACGTGAACAACATCAAGGCTAGCGATGTGCGATACCTCATGATGTTCAAGGACTGGGAACGGTTGAGGAAGGAAGGGCACAAGTACGATTTCATCATCCATTACCTCAGCACCCAGTATGAGATTTCTCCGTCTTCCGTTGAGCGAATAACGAGAAGGCTAAATCGTGACGTAAAAATATAGTTATTTCTTTAAGATTTGCGCTCTGTGCGGTTCTTTTTATTGATTGATATAAGTTATCAATTAAGATGAAAGAGCGGTGCAGAGCGCAATCTTTTCGGTTTTCCGTCAAATTTTGACGGAAGGTTTTGAACACGTATTGAATAAACACACTTGATTTTTATTATCTTTGCACTCGGAAACCAAATAAAACGCAAGATATGGCATTACTCAAAATATACAATGACATCGTGACCGAGGACGATAAGTTTTGGTATTCTTGGTTTGGTGGCGATGGTGTCTGCTACAAGGACATTGATACGTTTGCTGCATCAATCCCGAAAGATGATGATACAATCGACATGCGGTTGTTCTGCAATGGTGGCAACGTGGTCGAGGGCTGGGCTATTTATGACCGACTGAGACTGAGCGGTAAGAAAATTACCTGCACCATCGAGGGCAAGGCGTGTTCGATGGCTACCATCATCATGCTTGCCGCACCAAAGGAAGACCGACACGCTTACGAGAATGCGGCTATCATGGTGCATAACCCTTGGATTCCCTGCTGGGCGCTTGGCGAGAAGGTTGGCGCAAAGGAACTGCAAAACTCAGCCGAGGAAATGAAGATGTGGCAGGATAAGATGGTTGACTTGTACGTTGAGCGTTGCGGCTGCGACCGTGGGGAGATTCAAGAACTCATGGACAAGGATATTTTCATCAATGTTGACCGTGCTATCGAACTGGGATTGGTGGCTGACAAGTTAAGTCCGATTTCCGCAAGTGCAGGTGGAAGTAGTATTATTTCAAATATTAATAAAAATCCAAAAGCAATGGCAAAGGGAAAAGAAACAAAAATCGAAGTTAAGGGTTCTTTGCTCAATCAGATTCTTGCAAAGCTAGGAATCAAGGCAGAGGGCGGCGATGGTGGCTCTGCCGAGGGTGGAGACGGTGGCGCAGAAGGCGCAAGCGAGGACGCTCAGAGCATGGAACTGGAGACCGAGGACGGTCAGACCATTACCGTAGAACGTGAGGAAGGCGAGCCGCAGGTTGGCGACAAGGCTAGTCCCGATGGCACTTTCAAGATGCCAGACGGAAAGACCATCACCATCAAGGACGGAGAAATCACCGACATTCAGACTGAGAGCGATGGCGGAGAAGGTTCTTCCGAGGGTGGCAGTTCCGAGGGCTCGGCATCCGATGATGATGCAGTGGCAATGTTGCAGAAGCAGGTTGGCGACCTGACCGCCGAGCGTGACGACTTGAAGGCAAAGTTGGAGAAGGCGGAAGCCAACGCAAAGACCAAGGAAGAGCGCAGAATCTTGAATGCCGTCAAGATGGCTGGAGGTGCCGACAAGGTTCTTGGAAATATTTCAAGCAACTATCAGCCAGAGCAGCGCAAGCCTAGTGGCAAGAACGCTAGCGAGAAGGCTGATGCCCAGGCACGCATTGACGCAGGCGCAAAGGCAATACTCGCCAACTTGAACGGCGGCAACAAGCCCGAGGGTAAGTAACAAGCATTTTAATCAAACTAGTATTTAAGTTATGGCAAAATTCGACAAGAAATTATTTGAGAGTTTCAAGCTAGAGCCAGAGAACGTTGAGTCCATCAAGACGGCTATCAATCTGACCGCCTACACAAAGCAAGACCTAGCTCAGTTCGTCACTCTTACCAAGGTGGAGGAAAATGAGCCAGTTGCATTCCTCGGTAGCATGGAGGACGTAGGCAAGTCTGGAAGCGGTTGCGACCCTACCTATGAGGAGAAGGGTATCGCTAACTCGATGAAGCGCTGGAAACTCGGCGACTGGCAGATTCCGCTGAAAATCTGCTATGAATCCATGTTCGGCACAATCTCCGAGTATGCCTTGAAGAAGGGCACGGACATTGCAGACCTTGACGGTACGGACATTATGACCATCTACACACAGAAGTTACAGGAAGCTATCACTTCCATGCGCTGGCGTATGGTTTGGCTCGGAGATACCGCGGCGCAGAACGTAACCGATGGTGGCAAGATTACCGATAACGTCAGCACTGACCTTTTCGATACTTGCGATGGTCTTTGGAAGCGAATCTTCGCTATCTGTCAGAGTTCAAGCAAGCAACTGACCGCCATCGATGCCAACAAGAAAACCACACCTGCAGAGCAGCGTGCTGCGGCTCTCGCTGATGGCTACATGACCGGATTGGTCGACCAGATGCTGATGGACGTGGATTCCCGAATCCTCGATGATAAGGATTCCGTGCTGGTAATGACCCGTTCCATGGCGATGGCTTTCGAGTATGACCTTAAGGAGCAATATAAGATTATCCTTCCATGGGAGAAGGTGGAGAACGGCATGAACACGACCATGTACAACGGCATCAAGATTGCTCGTTGCTCTGTATGGGACCGCCAGTTATCCGCTTACGAGAAGGGTTCGGCAACGGTGAACCTTCCTTATCGTGCATTGTTCGTGAACAAAAAGCAGCTCATGGCTGGAAGTCCAGACAACTTTATGAGCCAGCTTGACGTTTGGTTCGACAAGAAGGAGCGCAGAAACTACATTTATGCCACTGGCAAGATGGGAACCCAGACCTTGGAGGATGATATGATTCACGCAATGTACTAATCGTTCCAAGTCTTCAACTATTCCTCGCCACTCATTCAAGGGTGGTGAGGATATTGTTTAACAACACAAAAATCTTATAATTATGGCAGTTACAACATGTGAGAGCCTTATTTCGCAGGATATTGCAGTTGCTTGCGCAGACCAAGTTACTAAGGGTTTGGAGAGTGACGGCATCATCATCAACCGAGGAGACATCGATTTTTCGAAGACCGTATTCGACGAAGATAATCCTTGCATCATCAAGCAGCTTGTTTTGAAGAAGGGCAAGAAAGCGTATGCAATCCGTCAAGATGGAAACACTCCGTTCACTGGCACCAAGACCGAGTTGAATGTGGGTACTTATCGCAACACTTGGAACAGCGAGGTCGCTATCATTGTTTTGGCTAACACACCAGATGTGTGTGCTAACATCGTGGACGGACTTGCGAACGGTAAGTATGTGGTTATCCTTCGCAATATTTCGAAGGGCGCAGACGGAAAGGGCGAGTTCCAGGTTTACGGCTATGCGCAGGGCTTGAAGGCAAGCGCAGGAACAAATGAGAAATATTCCGATGATACCGAGGGCGGCTGGCTCATTACCTTGCAAGAGGAGAAGGCACCGAAGGCGGCTTATTTCCTGTTCAACACAGACACCGAGACAACAACGGCAGCTTACGAGGCTCTTTTGACTTCAGGCGAGTGAACTTGTATTAATCAAGGGTACTGGCTAAACTCTTATGGTTGGAAAAACTCCGATGCTTGGAGAGACCAGCCGATTTACAACTTTTAAATTCGTGAGTTATGACATATTCAGAAGCAAAGGAAGCGGTCGAGAAGTTGCAAGGCAAGATGGACGCATCTTTCTCGAACGCAGACAAGAAAAAAATCGAGGAACTTTACTTTGAGGTCCTTCGCAAGACTTTTGTACATACATCGTGCCAGCAGTGTTACCATGATGCGGTTATTGAGATGCTTGTATACATGCGCAAGTATCGCAAACTTAAGACAAAGTGCAATTACCGCATGCGTGCTGGCTTCATTATTTCGTGCCCAGACTTCTATGCTGGTAAGATTTTCACCAACGACAACCTTACAGACAAGGTCGCAAAGGAGTACTTGGAGAAATACCCGAAGCAGGAAAGTATGTTCTCTGAGATTCCCGAGGAGGAGTTAATCGAAAATAAGGAAAATTCGGATGGCACTCCTGCCACTGGTGGGGATGGGGATTCTTCGGATCATGATGATTCGGAAGGAAAGAGCGATGATTCCGACCCCGACAAGGGCGATAAAGCGCCTTCCAACGGCGGCAACGATGATGAGGATGAGTAATTAATCAATCTTATGGAGATACTGGCACATGAACGTTAAGACTACGAAGAAACCGAAACCACGCATTGACATTGGCTATGTTAGTCGATTCAAGATGCAGGCTTACGGAAACAACAATCTTTATCCGCAGAATATTTCTGCGATAGCCAAGGCGAGCGGCACCGCTGAACTTTGCATCGACCGCTATGCTAAGTTTATCGAGGGGTACGGATTCAACTCTGAGCAACTATCTGAGACCATCGTCAACCGCCATGACCGCACGGCTGACGACTTGTTGCATGATGTTGCCGCAGACATAGCCCGATACGGTGGTTTTGCCCTTCACGTCAACTATAATGTTCTTTGTCAGATTACCGAGGTTAATTTTGTTCCGTTCGAGAATTGCAGACTAGGGGAAGAGGACGAAAGGGGACGTGTCGAGGAAATATTGGTGCATCCCGACTGGACGCAGAAGAAAACCCGAAACGGTCAATATCTGAGGGTTGACGAGCAGACGGTTAAGCGCATAAAGGTTTTCAACCCCGACCCTGCGATTGTCGAGCGTGAGATTGAGGAAGCTGGCGGCATCGAGTTCTACAAAGGGCAGATTGCTTGGTGTTCCATGGATGGAGCCCAGACGTACCCGACCCCGATTTATGATTCCGTTATAACTGAGATTTCCACGGACGAGGGACTAGGGAACGTAAAATATCGCAACGTGAGAAATAACTTCTTGGTTGCTTGTATGCTCATTTACAAGAAGGGCGTTCCAAAGTATAACCCAGAGACAGACGAGGAGGTTGACGATGGTTCAATGATTTCCGATGAGGACTTGAAGCAATTCCAGGGGGACGAGAATACATCTAAAATTCTTGCCGTTGAACTGGAGAATGACGAGGACAAACCCGAGGTGGTTGCCTTTCCTACAAAGAACTACGACAAGGAGTTTACGGTTACAGACGCAAGTGTCGTGGAACGCATCTATGCCCAGTTTCATCAAGAACTTTTCTATGCAATCCGCATGGGTAAGTTGGGCTTCAGTGGGCAGGTAATGCGTGATGCTTACGAATACTATGCTGGCGAGGTTACAAACGAGCAACGTTTCATTCAACGCATCATGGAAAAGATTTTCGAGCACTGGCACGACCCTTCGTTGGCATCCATGGATTTCACCCTGCAACCATTGAAGTATATCAGTAGCGAGAATGTTGACAACAATTCAATCGAGAATGAATAATGAAGCAAGTAGACAGAATACCATTGATTACGGTTGAGCAGTTCAGAACACTTGCAAGACCAACGAGTGCACACCTTGACGAGGGCGATGTGCTTAGCTTTGTTCGTGAGTGCGAGGATGAGAAAATCATCCCAGCAATAGGTTGGGCTAACTTCAAGTCTTCCATCGGGCTGAGAGAATGGGATAGCACATTCGACACTTCTTTCATTCCCGATTTGTTCCTTGATGGCGGCGAGTGGTCTAGGGAGGAAGTCGATGAGCACGGAGACAAATACGACAAGTTGTATTTCTGCAATGGGGTGCGCAAGGCACTTGCATATTTTGCGTATGCGAAGATATTGCGTGCCGATGGTACAATTATAGCCCGAGCAGGTTCAATGCGTCACAGAGACGATTATTCAGACCATATCGAGGAACCTCAGCTAAGGCAGTACAATGACGTAATGAACATGGCTGAACGTTATTTGGCTGAATGCCTTCAATATCTGAAAGTACATAAAAAAAGCAGGCAGATTTCCCCAGTTCGTGGAACTAGGGCTAGAGTGCATGCAATAGGAGACTAAAGCGTATGGCAGAGAGCACAAAGACGATTTCCCAGTTGCGTGAGGTGGCTCAGAAGGTTAAGAACGAAACCGAGGTGGGCGGCAACACTGCCGTTCGTGTCGGTGGGCTTTTCGAGGACATTGTGAACCATATAGGCGAACACGAAGATAAGTTGGCTATTCTTGGAGAAAGTGAGTACAATACGATAACCAAGAACCCTAACAAGATTTATTTCGTCTACGAGGACGAGTAAAAGCCTATGATTAGTGCAGAGGGAAAGCAAATTGCGATAATTCATGCCGGTGGTAAGGTTATCGCCGCCGTGTACCATGGGGCACGGCTTATATGGCAAGCGGTCCGTTCTTGTTTCGGGAGCGGACGCTGGATAAATGAAAAACCATGGCTAAATGCAGAAGCATGGAAAAATAACTAAACAATATATCAAGCATGACAAAAGTTTATGACGGAAAGATTGACCTCAGCACAGATTGGGGTGGAGATTCCAGCACTGGCAATCTACCAGTTGCTGGCGGTCGTGTGCAGGAACTAATCAAGAGCACATTCGCAAAGAAAGGCGGATATGTGCAAGTGAAAGACAAGAAGTTTCTGCAAATCTTTGCAGATGAAGCGTCAGCAAAGAAATACAATTCAGATAGTGATAAATATGCGGACTTGCTTATCTCGCAAGTTCAGCTTCCTAACACTGGAGCAACGCAAGCCACGATGAAGGTAAGCGTTCTTTCCATTCCTTCCGAGTATTCCACCAAGGGACGTTCGGAAGTATTCTCATTTCGGTACAATTCGTACTATGAAAACGAGGAGGATTTCTCGCAGGTTAGCGGATCATGTGTTGTATATGTTAACAACGTTCAGCGTGAGCGCATTTCCTTGCGTGCTGGTAACACCTACACCATCGATGTTAGCAAATATCTGACTGATGGCACGAACGAGGTTAAGTTTACCATTGACAATGCCGAGCAGAGCAAGCGTAATTACGTGTACGAGGTTCAAATGGTGAACTTGAAGGTTGTATCTGACTTTGACTATATCGCCGCATACAACGGAGATATTCCATTTACATACACACCTATCGGCAACATATTGAAAACCGTACATATCGTGATGGATGGCGAGGAAATCCATTCCGAGGAGACTGAGGTCAATAATCGCCAGTTGTCTTTCGAGATTCCTGCGCAATCCCACGGTGCCCATACGCTGGAGGTATATTTGACCGCAACAATCCAAGACATCGCACTGGAGAGCGAGCGTCTTAAGTATTCTGTTATCTGCATCGAGGAGGGTAACGAAACCCCTATCATCGCAAGTAACATGGAAAGGGTGGAGATGAATCAGTACGAATCCGTAAATATACCTTTCGTGGTCTATGCCCCTTTGAATAATCCTGCGGAAATCACTCTGAGAATAAACAAAAGCGTGGTTGCAACACGCCAAGTTGACCGCACGCAACAGACATGGATTTACAAGGCTTTGGAGGTTGGCGGCGGCATGATGGAAATCAAGTGCCGTGACGTATCGAAATCTTTGCCTTTGACCGTTAACGAATCAATCATCACTTCCAAGGCTGAAACACAGAATCTTGAATTGTTCCTAACATCGCAGGGAAGAAGTAACCAAGATGCCAACAAGGAGACATGGGAAAACAACGGCATCAAAGTAGCCTTCGAAGGAATGAACTATACGACAAACGGCTGGGTTGTTGATTCTGACGGCAATACTGCAATGCGTCTAAGTGGTGGTGCGACCATGGAGATACCTTTGCTGTTGTTCTCCAAGGACATTCGACAGACGGGAAAGACCATCGAGCTAGAGTTTGCGGTAAGGCAGGTTACTGATTATACAAGCGTGGTTCTTTCATGCTTGCAAGGCGGCATTGGCTTGGAACTGACCCCGAACACCATCATGCTAACGAGCGAGCAGTCTTCCATGGAAACCAAGTACAAGGAGGACGAGCGTGTCCGTGTGTCTTTCGTGATTGAGAAGAGAGCCAACAATCGACTGATGCAGATTTACATCAATGGAATTAAGTCTCAATCCGTCCAATATCCAGACAACGATGGATTCATGCAGGCTTCGCCAGTTGGCATCACTGCGAACTCTGATGCCGCTACGCTTGACATCTACAACATTCGTGTATACTCAAATAACTTGAAGTCTCAGCAGCTTCTAGACAACTATATTGCGGACTTGGATGACATCGAGAAGAAGATGGCTATATTCAAGCGCAACCAAGTTTATGATACCTACGGAAACCTTAGCTACAACGCATTGCTGGAGCAGATTCCGTGCCTTACCATCACTGGCGAGTTATCCCAGTACAAGGGCGACAAGAAGACCGTGAGCATCGAGTATGTAGACAAGAATCATCCCGATAAGAGTTTTACGGCTGATGGTGTCGTTCTGAATGTGCAAGGTACGTCTTCGCAGTATTACCCACGAAAGAACTACAAAGGGCAATTTAAGAAAGGCTTCGACATGACAGAGAGCGGTCAGCATGAGGATGCTTTTACGTTGGACGAGGATGCTGTTTTGCCTGCCGTTAACTTCTGCTGGAAGGCTGATTTTGCGGAATCTAGCGGAACGCACAACACTGGCTTGGCTAACTATATTGGGTGGATGCTGAAACAAGCTGGCATCTTGACAGAGCCACAAAAGAAGAACGCTTTGATACGTACCACGGTGTACGGAGAGCCTTGCTTGATTTTCCATCGTGCGAGCGCAGGGGAGACACCTCAATTTATCGGCAAGTACAATTTCAACACAGACAAGAGTGCCGAGAACACTTTTGGCTTTGCCGATGGGGATGAATCATGGGAGTTCTCTAACAATACTAGCGACCGTTCTTTGTTCCGTTCTGCGGACTTCGATGGGGATGCTTGGAAGAATGACTTCGAGGGACGTTATCCTGATGGCAACGAGGATATTTCGCACATGAAGGAAGTATTCGCATGGGTGGTTTCTTGCAAGGATGATTTGGAAAAGTTCAAGAATGAATTCGATGAGCACTTCGATAAGAAAACGCTCATTTTCTACTATCTGATTACATTGGTTTTCGGAATGGTTGACCAGAGAGCGAAAAACCAGTTCCTTACTTACTACAGTGGCGGCAAGTGGCTTTTCATTTTCTACGATAATGATACCGTTTTCGGCATCAACAACGAGGGTGCAATCGAGTTTAGCTATAATATCGAGATACATGATGTTATCGGTAACTTGAATGCCTACAACGGAGCGAATTCCCTTCTTTGGGAATTGGTGGAGCAAGCGTTTGCGGGCGATATTAAATCCTTGTATCAAGATTTGCGTCAAAAGGGCATCTTAAGCTACGACAACGTGATTAAGTACTGCAACACACGTCAAAGTGACAAGTGGTGCGAAGCGGTTTATAACGAGGATGGTTACTATAAGTACGAATCCCCTTTGATTGATGGATATACCGATTACTCCAGTGGCACGGCTCAGACCGTGAAGACTGGTGCGTTTCTCTATGCCCTTCAAGGTAGTCGAGACGCACATCGCCGTTGGTGGCTTTACAACCGCTTCAAGTATATGGATTCCAAGTTCCAAGCTGGTTCTTCTTTGTCTGATTACATAACGTTTCGTACCTATACCCCTGCGGAATGGTCGGGGGTTGAGCCAAAGGCAGACATTACAATCGGTTCCCTTGCCGCCATGTATGGTACAATCAAATGGGGAAGTATCACCAAGAGCGAAAGAATGAGCGAGGGAGAGGTTAAGACCATCACTGCGCCTACGGACACGAAGTTTAACGACACCGAGACCATCATCTACAATGCTTCAATGATTAAGAGCATTGGCGATTTGTCGGCTCTGTATGTGGGTACCGTGGACGTGTCAAAGGCTACGAACATAACTGAGTTAATCATCGGTTCATCGGTCAGCGGCTACAAGAACCAGAATTTTAGCGTTCTTTCCCTTGGTAACAATGCCAAGTTGTGCAAGCTGGATATTCAGAATTGCCCGAACTATACCGCTAGTATTGATGTGAGCGGTTGCGAGAACATCGAGGAGGTTTATGCGAGGGGTACTGGTGCAACCGCCGTTAACCTTGCAGAGGGTGGCGTGTTGCGTGTCTTGCAACTTCCTGCGAGCATCACGAACCTTACATTGAAGAACCAGCCGAAACTCGGAACTGGCTTAACTTTGGAATCATGGGCGAACGTGGTTGCGTTGGTTATTGAGAATTGCCCAAACATCAATGCTTTTGCAAGGGTTAAAACTATTCTTGCAGATACGAATGCGCTTCAACGTGTCCGAATCACCAACGTAAAGGCGAATGAAAGCAACTTTGCAATATTGGAGCAACTTAAGAATCTTAAGGGAATCGGCGACAATGGCGAGTATACCGACTTTGCCTATATTAGTGGTACATATAACATTGCGGAGGCTGGAGAGAGCGACATCGAGGAATATACAAAGCTATTCCCTTACCTTAAGATAGTGGCAGGAAAAGTCTTGAAGATGCACACGGTTACTTTCGTTGTTAAGTCTCAGTATGGCAATATCAAGGGTGCTACCGTAACTATCAACGGTTCAACATATAGCCTATCAAGTGGTACGGCTAGCGTTAAGTTGTTGGAAGGCAAAAGCTACAGTTATACTATTAATTACGATGGCAAGACTGATAGCGGAAGCGTCTCAGTTGGTTCTTCTGATGTAACTATCAATAAGACATACACGGTATCTTTCGATGCCATGAGCATGAAGCCAGAGCCGAATGGAAAGATTCAATTCCTGCTTGGTGGTAAGAATGTTAGTTTCGGCATCACTGGAGGATACACCGATTTGAGTATTGACTGGGGGGATGATTCGGCATCCATTGATGGTGATGAATTTAGCCACACTTATGCGGACGGAGAGCAATTTCATAATGTTTCCGTGCAAGTCACTGGAGGAACAAAAATATATTTTGACAATCAATGTATCTATGCGTTTTGGAGTATTGGAAATAATGAGAATATAGTTCCAGATTTTGAAACTCAAGGCAAATTACAATACGTTGGTCTTGATGCGTTGAAGAATTTTACTGGCACTTCATTAAAAAATGAATTCTACAATTGCTCTAGCTTGAAGGAGATACCAGCTGGCTTGTTCGACAACTGCACTAAGGTAACTAGTTTATATTGTTGCTTCTATGGATGCTCTAGCTTGAAGGAGATACCAGCTGGCTTGTTCGACAACTGCACTAAGGTAACTAGTTTATATTGTTGCTTCTATGGATGCTCTAGCTTGAAGGAGATACCAGCTGGCTTGTTCGACAACTGC